CATGCTTCGTGATGAAAATAAAAAAATGAAAACCTATATAAATCGTAACCAAGGACGCAAATGAAAAAATCAATTGATGAACAACGTGCCGCTTGTCTTGAAATTCGGTCCGCTTACTCTCACCGTGAGCCGGTGAATAACCCTGTCTCTGGCGAGCCTTCTCGCACTAAACAGGAATTCGTTACTGAGGTTAATATTAACGAAATCGTTGCTCGCATGCGCCGTGGCATCTCTCCTCCTCCTTGGATGACTTCTTCCACCCCGCGCTATGGCGACTTCACAAATCTTCCTTCTTCCTTCCAAGAGGCTTTCTCAATCATGGAAACTGCTGAAAAAGCCTTCATGTCTCTTCCTCTCGAATTCCGTCGGGCTCTTGATCATGATCCTCGTAACCTTGACAAAGCCCCTCGCGAATTATATGAGCAATTCGGTCTACTAAAAACACCCGAAAGCGCGGAGCAGCCTACGGCTGCTCCGAAAGCTTCGGGTAACCCAGAGGGTCAGGGAGATAGGGATCTCCCTGTAAAAGCGCCTCAAGGCGCTAAAAAAGCGGTTCAAAAACCCGCTGAAAACTCCGATGATTAATCGGTTGGAACAGTTCTTCCCTTGTTGTAACTGTTCCAACTGACACCAAAAGGCCAAAAACGTATCTAACGCATCTAATCATAGGGATCTAAAATGAAACGTAAAATGATGTCTAAAAAAGCCAACTCAAAAAACTTCAAAAAAGGCTCAAAAACACATCCTAAAAACGCTCCTAAAGCTGTATCCCGTGGTGGTATCCGCCTCTAACATGCCGTGTTACAAACCGTTGATGGCCCTAGTGCGGCGTCCGCCGCCTGGTGTCCCTGGAAAGTCCATTGTGACCTTTCCTAAAACTGTACCTCTCGCTGATACAGCGCGTTATGGTACACCCACTCCTATCCCCTGTGGTCAATGCATAGGGTGCCGTCTCGAGCGTTCTCGTCAATGGGCTATTCGTCTCCTTAAAGAAAATAAACTCCATGACCGCTCTTGCTTTCTTACGCTTACCTATGCTGATCCCTCTCTTCCTCGGCTGCCAAATGGCACGCCAACCCTCGTCCTTAAGGACGTTCAACTCTTCTTAAAACGGCTTCGCAAACACTTTGCTCCTCACCGACTCCGCTTCTTCCAATGTGGTGAATATGGCGAACTTACACAACGCCCTCACCATCACATGATCCTCTTCGGTGAAGACTTCTGCAAAGATCGCGAACCCGTCTCTCAATCTCGCTCTGGGTTTCCCCAGTACGAGTCTCCCCTTCTTAACTCTCTTTGGCCCCATGGCCATTCTACCATCTCTGAGGTCTCTTTCGAATCTGCTGCTTATGTAGCTCGTTATTGTCTTAAAAAAATCACAGGTACCGGCAAACAATTTCATTACTCAGGCCGTAAACCTGAATTTATAACTATGTCTCGCAACCCTGGCATCGCTTCTGCCTTCTTCGAAGAGTTCCTCACCGATATCTACCCTCACGATGAAATCGTACCCGGCCCTGGCCGCCCAGCTTCTCTTCCTCCTAAATATTTTGACAAACTTCTCGAAAAAGTTGATCCCGCTATGTATGAGCGCGTCAAAAAAAAACGAATAAAAGATCTTGACTTCTATAGCGATCCAAACTCTACTGACACCCGTCTCGCAACTCGCGAACGAATTAAGGCTTCCTTAATTAAAAACTGTTTAAAAAGGACTCTTCGATGAAAATCTTCGCTATGTATGATCTTAAAGCTGGCTTTTATCTCCAACCCTTTCCTGAAACTTCTACTATCTCTGCTCTTCGTGGCTTCGAAGTCGCAGTTAATAACGCTGAATCTATCTTCTCTCGTTTCCCTGACGACTTCTGTCTCCACGAGCTCGCTGAGTTCGACCAACATACTGGTGAACTCCTTCCTCATTCTCCCCCTCAAAATCTCGGCACTGCCCGTACCGTGTTGAAGCAACCCGCTTCTCAACCACCATTACCTTTTCAACAATGATCTGTCCTATTTCTGATCACGCTTATTTGCTTTCTACTATCATTCGGTCTGGTACCGGATTGATTGCTGTTGCAATAATGCTTTATGGTGTTTATCGTTTTATAAACAAGTTTGAAGAACTAAATAAATAAAGGAAACTTATGGGATTCAGAGTTAATACTTCCGGTCGAGTACGTCAATCGCACTTTGCCAATGTGCCTGCAAACGTTGCGGCTCCTCGCTCAGCCTTCGACCGCTCTTTTTCCCATAAAACTACTATAAACGAAGGGTATTTATACCCTATCCTTTGGGAACCCATTCTTCCTGGTGATACCGTTTCTCTTTCAACTCATCTTCTTGCTCGTCTTGCGACTCCTATCTTTCCGTATATGGATAACGTCTACATGGACGCGCACTATTTCTTCGTTCCTAACCGTCTTCTCTGGACTAACTGGGAGCGCTTTCAAGGCGCCCAAGATAATCCTCCAGATACCTTTACGGATTACGAAGTTCCTTCTCTCGATGATGCTACGCATGCCGCAGGCTTCTCTTCTCTTTCTATCTATGATTATTTCGGCCTGCCCACTGGAGTAGCTTCAATTCCTCAAGGCTCTATGCCTATCGCTCTTCCCTTGCGTGCCTATCGCAAAATCTGGAATGATTGGTACCGTGAGGAAAACACCCAAGATCCTCTTACCATCGACCTTAGCGATGGTCCTGATACTACCGCTTATGCACTTCTTCTTCGCAACCGTCGCAAAGACTATTTCACGTCTTGCTTACCTTGGCCTCAAAAAGGCGCAGCTGTCCCTCTTCCTTTAGGGGGCACCGCTCCTGTTCTTGGTATTCTTAAAGGAACTACCACCTGGGCTGACGGCTCTCAATCTGGCCGTGACTCTGATGGTAACGGTGTTACCTATAACCCTGCGGCTCTTATTAACTTTAACTCTGCTGACAACAACTTTGCTGTTGAACGCCAAGTCATTGGTGGTGTTAATACACCCTTTATTCGCGCAGATCTTTCTGACGCTATCGGCACTACCGTGAACTCTCTTCGTGAAGCTCTTGTTCTTCAGCAGATGCTCGAGCTCGACGCTCGCGGTGGTACCCGCTATGTCGAAATTCTTCTCGCTCGCTTCGGCGTCGTCTCTCCTGACTTTCGTCTTCAACGTGCCGAATATCTCGGTGGTCAAACTGTCGACATCAATGTCAATCCTATCGCTCAAACTTCCGTCACTACAGCTGTCACTCCTCAAGGTAATCTTGCTGGTTTCGCTGTGGGACGTGGTAAAGCTTCTATTAATCACTCTTTCGTCGAACATGGCCAACTGTTATGTCTTGTCTCTATTCGTGCTGACACTACCTATCAACAGGGTATGTCGCGCCATTGGTCCGTTCGTACTCGTTACGACTACTACGAACCTCTCGCCGCGAATCTCGGCGAACAAGCCGTTCTAAACAAAGAAATCTTTATGCCTTCTACCTACTCTGCCACTGGCGAAGATGCCTTTGGCTACCAGGAACGCTGGGCCGAATACCGTTACAAACCTTCTTATGTAACTGGTCTCTTTCGCACTGCCGCTACCGGAGGCCTAGATTCTTGGCATCTCGCTCTTAACTTCTCTTCTCAACCTACTCTTACTGACATCATGCCTGAAACTCCTCCTATCGCTCGTATCGTCGCTGTTCAAACTGAACCTCACTTTATCCTCGATTCCTTCACAAAATTCCGTCATGTTCGCGTTCTTCCATGTGGGCGACGATTGCCGCCTGCCCGTGCGCCTCGTCCGTTCCATCCGGCAGCACCACCCCGATGCCCCGGTCTACCATGTCACGGATGCCGATACCCCCACCCTCAAGGGGGTGATCCGGCACGAAGTCGAGGTTGACCACGACAACCTGATGCTGTCCCGCACCCTCGGCTATGCCGATTTAGGGCTTGCCGACCCTACCCTATACCTAGACACCGACATGGCGTTAAATCGCCCCATATCGCTTCGTAGCGCGTTAGGCGAGGCATCGGCGGGGTTTTGTCGGGGGTCACACCACCGGGGAGCCCCGTTTAAGGGGCTCC